CTGCAAACCTGTGCTGGAGAGCAAGAAGACTGCGCCGTCGATGGCAAGGCCCGTTACCGTGATGTTGCAGTAGGAGAACGACACTCCGGTGACAACCTGGGTCAACTGACTTGCAAACACGGAAGAAGCCACGGTGATCGAAGTACGCGAGACGTTGACATGCTGGATGATGTCCGTTGCACCAGCAGTCAAGAAGCCGATACCCACCAGCATGAAACCACCGTTGATGCTTACGGTATTCATCGGGCAGGAGAAAGCCGTGAGTCCGGAGATGAAGGAACAGTCAGTGAAGGACGACAGTGCCAGCGTACCGCCGCCTGTGGCACTGATGCACGCCACCGCAGTCGATGGAGTAAACGCAGTTCCCGTCGCGCGGATAGCACCGTTCACTGCACCGTTGATACGACATGCGGTGTTGACTACGCAGTTGTCGATGGTAACCGTGACCGTACCCGCGACATCGATAGCTACCGCCAAACCACCCGCTGCCTTGGACAACGTGAGGGAACGGAACGCAGAAGATACGGTCACGCTGAATGCGGGACCCGCCGCCACGTTGTTGATGATGTTGACTGCACTGAATCCTTCGCCTACGAAGGTCACCTGCTTGCTAACCACCACCGTGGAGGCAAACGTGTACGTTCCGCCCTTGACGAAGATCGTACCACCTGTAGCGGGTAGTGCGTTGATTGCTGCGATGAATACGGCGTCCGTGGTACCGTTGAGGTCACCGAACGTGGTGGTACCGTTACCGATCGACAGCGTGTTGGATCGCGCACCCTGCACGGAACCAGCACGATCGAAGTAGCGTGGACGCGTAGCGAACGTAGCCGGAGGAGCTTGGGACAGCACGTCAGGTCTTGGATGACCGAACTTCAGTTCTCTAAGCTGCGCAGACAAGAAGTCGATCTGGTCCTTGAGCGAGCGAAGGTTCAGGTCATCACGCGCGCCAAAGGTTTCCTTCGACTGCATGAGCCCGGAGCCGCGAAGCTCGTCAGCCTGCCAGAGTCGCTGTGCAGGATCTGGGTGTCCTGGAGTTGGAAGCGACGAGCTCAAGAGCGGGTCGGAAGGATCCACACGCTGAGCGACCAAGTCACTCGTACCAACAACACGGATGATCGAACCAGCCTGGTGAGCAAACGCAGTTGCGACGCTCACAGTCAGGATGCCGTTGTCGCGGTCTACAGCAGTGACGATGCGAGGTTCTGGAAACGCACCACCGAAATCAACAGTGACGTTGAACGGAGTAGTCGCAGGGAAGATTCGGGCATCAACCACACGAAGGGCAACAGTGCCGAGGGCAGTATCTGACTCCAGCACAGATGCAGGAGTAACCAGAGTAAGCCCGGGATTCGTTGGACCTGTAGTGATCTGGTTACCGCCATCGGTGCGGAACACGCCGATTGGAATCCTGATCGAGTTCGGGTTAGTGGTCTGCTGGAAACCAGTGGTGGACACAGGCGTAACAATACGCCAGTCAGGAGTAATACGCGTTGCAACGTTCAACGCGAACTCAGATCCATCCGGCTCAGGAGCAACGTTCGGGATGGTAGGGTCCCAGAAGAAGCGAGCATCCGTGTCGCTGGTGACGTTCGTAAACTCAACCTCAACATAGAAGTTGAGGGTCGCGCCCAAGAGGGTCACCGATCTAGAGTCGTTCGGAAGGTCCTCATTGTTGATTAGCTGTCCGTCGCGGTCCAAACCATTGCCGTTGAACACCGTGATCAACCCCGGGTTCAGAGTCTGGTCTTCTATACGAATGCGGAACCCATCCAGTACACGAGAACGACGATCGGCAAACTCACGCTCAAGGAGGAACTTCTGAACTTCTTGAGTGTACTCATTCGCGCCCAACACGTAATCGGGCAGATCAAGTCTTTCGCCGGGATGAGCTTTCAGGGCCTTGGGCATTCTACATTCCTTCTCATCGTCTGCTGATGAACGTTACCAACACGCCTGCGGCGCGTACCAAGTCTATCACGAACCTGATGCGGTCTTCAACGGTAATTGGAAGCCGCAATGGGAAGTCGAAACCGTTTCTGCGCGGGTAGCCTGTCCCTACCGTTGGGGCGAGAAGCTCGACTGATTGATGAGTATTCTCAATGACAAGGTACGGACTGATGGAAAGAATACTACCAGCCCTACTAGTATAGCTGAAGTTTTCTTCTGGTCCAGCCTCGAAGGATACGGGTGTCCCCACCGCGTAACCCCAACGAGTTGAGTGCGAAAGGGTTAGCTGGCCAAGACCGATGTTGTTGTTGGTTACGTGGACGCGTTCTTCGTAGAGGGGTCCGTAGCCAACGCCAAGCTTAACTATGTACGGGTAATTACTGTTCGGGAACGCCGAGGTGTCCGCGCAGGAGATGATGGTAGTACCTGGGACGAACGAGACGCTCACAGTCGTGTTTGCGTCGTTGACAGCGTCACCGAAGTTGAGCACGGCTGCGCCACCAGTCACAGGGAAGTCTGTTCCGGCAAGGTCAAGCGTGACCGTTTCGTACAGTGGGCGCACGGTGTCAGCGGCGACACTCTGCGTCTCTGCGCCGTAGAAGCCAAGCCGGTCAACCGAAGAGATTACGCCGAGATGGTCATCTGCCATCGTTGGAGCTACACGGAGCAAATCGGACAGCAGCACTACACGCTCACCAAGAGCGTGGGCGGCGGTGGTGGGTGCGGAAAGGTTTAGTACAGGACCAGGGCCGGTGCTGATGACTTCCACCACTTCAACCGTTGTCGGACTAGACCAGATGGCCACACGGTATGGACCGGCGTTTGGGAACTGGTGGGCCGGTGCCAACGGCCCAGACAGAGAGGTCACAGGGATGGACGCGGAGAGACTCGGCGTGAGAGCAGACACAGTGGTGTGCGTGCGATGCTTCAGCGAAATCTGCTGCAAGGCGAGCGTTTCTCTGTTGCCGCTGTTCTCACCCACTAGGATGTCGTAAGGCACGGCCAAGGAGAACGCCGATGCGTCCTCAACCTCAATCACAGAGTTGCCTGCTACGCGGTCAACGCTGAACCTGGTCGGACCAGACAGGAATGTGTCGGCTGAATTGTTCGGCACAGTCTGCTGCTTGTGGATTGCTGCTGCCAGGTCCCACATGTAGGGTCCGGGCCAAACGTCATCCACGTCCCAGATGTCACCAGAGCTGTAGTTGGTATAGAAGTTCAGGGTGTCGCCGATGCCGATCGCAGCCGTGATGGGCTTGGCGAAGCGCCAGATCTTCTCTTCGCGGACCAACATGCCGCGTTCCACAGCTACGGGAAGGGGAGCAACTCCAAGCGTGGTACCATCGACCACCGTGTAGGCCACCAACGTCACGCCGTTGATTCGGATGGTTCCACCACCGGACGGAAATAGTGAGGTGTCATTGACGGTAATTTGTGTCGCGCCGGCAGGTGCCTCTGTACGAATCCACGCGTGCGGGTTGTAGTAGGCGTAGCGAATAGCGCCAGGTAGCTGCTCCAGCACACCAATCAAAGGCATGCCGTTTGTGGACACAACCGACGCATCCGTATCGCCAATGACACGTGCTGCGTCGGATACGGACCCTCCGCCGCCTGCATCACGAATGTAGCTGGCGGAGCGCAAGTCATTGTCTAGGAGGTCACTTGGAAGAAGAATCTCAACATGGTCACCATCCGACTGGATGATGTCCCAGCCTCCTGCCTTCACCTGTACCTGTGCCACGGTCACCGTGGTCTTGGGCACCATCACAGAAAACTTGTTGCTAGCAGCGAACAAGCGCAAGTCCGGAAGCTCCTGGCGCATCAGCACAGAGTTGTCCGACTCAAGCGCGCGGATGTACTCGAAGTTGGAGATGAGCGTGAAGGTGTCACCAGCGGCCGGGGCAGCGGGAAGCGTGTTGTACAGGTAGAACGTGTTGATGTCGTTCGTAGCTACATAGCCAACGCGACCGGCAAGTCCAAGCGTAATGTTTCCCGTGAAACGGATGCTGAACCCGCTGTAGGGCGCCGTGGTAGGAAGCGGACCCGCCACGACAACCGTAGTCACAGTGCCTCCGGTTGCTGCGAGCGTACCCTGCACGTCGCCGGACAGAACGCCCAACGTCTCTGGGAGCGCATCCACATCCTGCATCGTCAGGTAGTACACGTTGACCTGAGTCGCGAGAGCCGACATGAGCACGAAGTCAGCAGGCGAAGTCGAGAGTCCGGGATGCGCGATGGGTGCGCCATTGGTGAAGACCACCTGGCGGGAAGGCGCAGGCACAGACGACTGGAACTCATCCACGTACTCGTACTGCGTTCCTCGTCCGATGTTCACAGTGTACGTCTGACCGAGCGCAACTGGATCTGGGAATCCTGAGTTGTCTAGCACTGTGCGGGTGATCTCAAGAGCGTCCACAGGCCCGATGACGCCAGTCTCCCACTCAGCATTCACCGCAATGTGGTCGAAAAGGAGTGGCGTGGAGAAGTAGACCGTGTTCGTGTAGTGGTCGATGTAGCAGTACTCGATGGTTTCCTCAGTAGCCAGGCCCTCATCAATGACCATCGTGCCGACCTGTGGGAACTGCGCGGTGCCAACAAGGACTGCTTTGGTATCATTCGAGTTGCAGGGGAGCGCGAACGAGGAGCACTGCGTTACCCTTGGACCTAGAATGATCTCAAGGATGTCATCGAACTTGGTGACAACCTGCTTGTACTGAAGGGAGATCGTCTTTACCAGAGCTCGCCACACGTCATCCGTAAACCCAAACGGAGGACGCTGAATACCGAGATTGGACGACACAACATTCAAGTATCGTCCATCCGCAAAATCCAGACAAAGCTGGTCACGGAGCTCGGCAATGGAACTCTGGCTTAGACTAACACTCATTAGAGGACCTGTACAAGCGTGTTGCTTGAGGCATCAAAGGGAACCGGAAGTTCACTTTCCAGCACGATGATGTTCGACGCAGGTGTGATGACACGAATGTCCGCAAGACCCGCAACAGAGAAGGCGTTGTCAATCATCTTGGCGACAATCACGTCCTGGCCGATGCGCAACGAAGAGACGTAGGATTCAATAGCACGACGCACGAGAGGAGCAAGGTCGGATTCACTGAACCCGTCCGCCGCCGTGATGCTTGCAATGACGGTAACCCTCTTGATGACCGGCTGTTCGACGGCCAGGAAGATTCCTGCTGCCTTGAAACCTGGGAAGCGAACCGGGTCGTCTGGATCGCCTTCCATCACCTTCTGTACCTGTGCGATGAGGTTGACGTAGTACGTGTAGTGCGCCACTACGCGAGTACCTGCTACTACACCACCAACGTCGGTTAGCTGGAACTCTCCAGTACCCTTGTTCAACACATAGTCCACGTCTCGCGTGAGGAGTGACCAGATGCCAGAGGGTGGCTGAATCCAGATACGTTCCGAGTTACGCACAACGGGGAAGTTGGTCAGAGTGAAACGTCGCTGCGTAGCTTCTGCTGCCTCGCTTACTAGGTCAACGAAGTTGATGATCGAAGCGATTGCATGGTTAGACACAAGGGCAGGATCCAGCGTGAGCACCGTACCGTCGTTGGAGACGTAGCGCACAAGCTCGTCGGGGTTGACACCATCAGTCTCGATGAACACGTAGCCAGCGGACGGCCAGTCGGAGATATCCACGGGCTGTAGGCTCACACCACCTGCAAGTACTGCCACTGCCAGAGAATCTGCTGGCAGGTTCTTGGTGCGTGCGGCGTTGCCAGTTCCATCATCCACGTACAAGAAGACTTCATCAGCTACGAAGTCTTCCACCAGGTTCGAGGACACGACACGCGCCTGGGTAACCGGGTCTACGATGCCGATTGCGTTCGACTTCAAGGCCAAAGGTGTACCACGGCTGAGGGACTGTAGCTGGGCGAGCGCACGCGTACGGAACTCGGAGTCAGTCTCGCGGTCCAAACCACCTGCTGCTTGCGAAATGTTTGACACGCCAGCGCCCACGAATGGGGGAGAGCCCGGGAACTGGTTGATCCTACCAGCTCCGATGTTACCGCCAGAACCAGAGGTCGTGCACTTGATGATTACCTCATTGGATTCGTAGTTACCTTGGATGATGAACGCAGGTTCCGTGGTGCTGTAGATGCGCGCAGCCTCAGTCACAGTAGGAGGAGCCTGAATGGTGGTTCCGATGGACAGGGTGCGAGCCGTAGCACTGGGCGGTAGGGGAGCAGCCAGCGTGCCTCCCGTCACGAACGCAATCCGATCTCCGATGAACACGTCATACGGAATGGGTGCCGAGATGGTCAACACGCCAGTCACAGGGTTGTTCAACGTGACGAGGAGGTTCATCAAGCGTGGAGAGCCTTCACCCACACGAACGGTGTAGGGATAGCCAACAGTTGGGAATCGACTGGTGTCGAAACCAGTGATAGACAGCGAGGCAGCAGCCGTGTCCACTCCTGCTCGGGTACGAATCAGTCCGTTGTCATAGAACTTCGCACGAGCAGTTGCAGGTTGTGCAGGTCTGCGCGTGATACCAAAGTCAGCTAGACGACGATCCAAATCTTCGCCAGCAGCAGTGGTGAAGGAGAAGAGGTCCAGTAGCTGAACCATCTGGAAGTACTGCTCGTCGTCTTCCAGGGCCGCTGCTTCCAGGATCGTACGAATGACAGATCCGACGTTGTAGTCAGAAATGGGCGTCCTAGACTGCACATACGCAATCATGTCATTCAGGATCTGCTCGAATGTTCGAGGTTGAAAACTCATAGTGAATCCCACTTTCTGGGCAAACATGGAGTTCCCCTAAGTGCCTCTACCAAGATAGACTTTCTTCTCATGATCAAAACCTACGTAGTGCGAAGCTGGTGGAGAGGATGTCTTGCGAGTTAATCAGCACGATGCCAGCGGTAACCGTTAGCGCGTCGCCGATAACGTTGAACGACAGTTCGCTAATGTTCTCTACGCGACGGTCGCTAATCAACGTGTTGATGGTGTTGATTCTCAACTCGTTGAAGCTGGATGGGGTGGCCTTCCTGCCGATGGGGAACTTCGCACCAAACCTTGGGTGTGCAGGTAGCTCACCACGCTGCGTGATGAACTTGATGCGCACAGCCTGAACCACATTGGGTACGCCAGCGATGGATGCGATATCTCCACGCTGGTTAACTGCCAGATCAGTGAGTTCTTCCGCACCAACGAACTCTGAGCGTAGACGCAGATCTCTGCCATAGGAAAGCTGCGCTGGGGTGTTCGCCTGCGGGTTGCCAAGCGGTTCGTTGGTGGTGGGCTTCTGGGTGCCTACAGTTGCGCCGCTACGAGACGTTGTGGTGTCCGAGGGGAACAAGATGGTGTCTCCGGGAGCCAGCACGCCTGGAGAGCCAACCGGTGCAGTGAACGGAGAACGAAGCCTGTTCAAGGTGGCAAGGATGCGCCAACGAGAGCGATCCCCAAGGAGACGTTCAGCCAGGTCTCGAATGTCCTCACCCTCACCCACGAGGTCCGATCCCACCGTGGCTGGTGCGGTCTCAGTTCCGATGTACGTCGGAGAACTATCCGGTGCGCGACGTGCAGTGGTGATCGTGCCTGCTGTTTCGTACGCCGCCGAGTAGCGGTTGATCACCATCGCTACGTCACGAACCGTAGACTCAGACGCAATGGGCTCAGATAGGATACGGGCACAAACAATCTGCAAGCGGTGCAGCGCACGAATGACCGAGTCCGCAGGCTCTGCGAAGTCCGAAAGCTGCGTGATGGCGTCATCCAAGTTGGATGAAAGCGTAGCTGCCTGGTTGAGCAACCCACGAGCAACACCGAATGCGGAAGTCTTCACAGCATTCAGACCGTTCAGGATACCGAGAACAGGTGACAGTACGACGTTTGAAATGAACGTAGCGTATCCCTGGAAACGATTGATCTGGGTGGATACTGTCAAGAAGATGTTGAGTAGGTTCTGTCCGTACTCCTGCATACGGGACAACATGCGCTGGCGGGAACGAGCCTCCTCAAGCGGGTCACGCGAGAAGGAATACCGGAAGTCGAACCTTGCTAGCGTCTTCAAGCTGATCGAGTACTCGTAGGTGAGAGGCGATGAAGAACTCTGCGACAAGCGGAAGTCTTCAGGCTCGACCACCCAGTAGTCCGCATCCTTGAGGTTACGCCACAGCATGATCGTAGACGCTGCAAGCGTGTCGCTGGACTTCAAGTCCGAGTACTTGCGGAACATGTTACGCAAGAAGATAATGTCGTCGTGACCGGTCTTCTCAGCAGGGGAGAGACCGCGCCGATTAGGACTAAGGCCGTTGCCCAGAACGGACTGTAGCTGCGCCTCGGTAACACCCAGCACCGGAATGGTAGTGGGTGCTACCTTGTTTGGGCGCAGTCCGGTGTTTCCCGACAGCCTGATAGACTTGGCGATCGAACCGTAGGACTCTACGAACTTACCATGGTCCTGAGTGTGCGAGATTGTGGTGGCGAACGGCTCGTCAAACTCGTGAACCTTTGGAGGTACACGGAAGAAGTACTCGGCGTTGTCAGTGCGATTACCCGGATCTAGGTCTGGGTCTGCGACCAACAGGTCTGTTTCCGTATCATACAGAACGAGAGA